AACAAAAATAGTAACTGATGGGATAAACCTACAAAATACATTTAAGCCTGATAGTGAATATGTTAGAATAGCTTTTACAAATAATGCAGTTATAGAAGATATAGAAATCCCAAATATACAACTAAAAAAAGGCTCTGTTGCAACAAGATATGCGCCATATGGAAATATACAAATAGTAGAAACTGGAGATAATTTGTGGCAAACTTATAGTAATACAACACTTAATGGAATAACATTAACACAGAAAAATAATGGTAATATATTATTGAATGGTACTGCAACAAGAGATACATTTTTGAGAATTACTTTAAATAAATTTATAAATGAAGCAACAACTTTAAGTTGTAATTATAAATCAGGAACTATTAAAGGAGCAAGTGTTTTTGTAAGAACTAGAACTTCAAAACTTATATTAAATCATTCAATAAATATAGGCCCCGCAACGACAACTGGAATAAAATTAGAACATAAAACTGCGGAAAATTATTATCAAGAAATCACTATACAAAAGGGTGCTATGTTATCAAATGTCTTATTAGAAGTGATGTTTTTGAAAGGCACTTATAATGAAACAAATTTACCTGACTACGAACCTTATAAAGAAGAAGTAGTAAACATAGACCTAAAAGGGAATGAATTATGCTCTTTACCAAATGGAACTAAAGATGGATTAATAGTAAAAGATGGTAGAGCAAAGATACCTAAAAAAATAAAAGAGGTTATTTTAGATGGTAGTGATGATTATAATTGGGGTAGAGATGTTGTTCTAGGGGTTACTAGGTTTTATAAACGTCTTAATGGAGCAATAACTACTTCGGGAAGGCACGAAATATTAAGTAATTATTTCAAATTTTCTAATAATGGACATGAAGTTGGTATTGGTTTTGTGTCATCAGGTCTACTATACTTATATCCAAAAAGTGATATAACTACTATTGACGAATTTAAAACTTGGTTATCTACTCATAATACAATAGTCCAATATGAATTAGAAACACCAGAGGAAATAGATTTAGGAGAAATTACATTACCTAATACTTTAATAGGTCAAAATAATGTAACATTAGATGCCACTCTTGAAACAAATATGGAAATATCTTATTATTATAGTAGTTATGATTTATTATTCGCAGGTGTAGTTAAAAAGACTGGGAACATAAGTTTAAATCCAAGATATCCACATTATGCCGATATACAAGTTTTAGACTTTAAAACATTCTTATCAGAGGGAGAAACATTAAACTTTGTTATAGATAATAAAACCATTGGACAAGCAATTGATATGGTAATAGACGCTATTAAGAGCTATGGCTTTATTAAAGGAAATATAATGCTTGAGGATATAAACGAAGTAATCGGAGCATATTCAACTGATAAGAAAACTGCTTATGATGTATTCCAATATTTTAGTGATATAACTAACTCACGATGGTTTACAAGAATGATAGATGAGGACACAGTAGCAATTGACTTTTACGATACTGATAAATTACCTGTTAAGCCTAAAATAGAATATACGGAAGATTGGTTCTGCAATAATTTAATAGATGATATGTCTTACTCAATAAAGACTGATGATTATAGAAATAAACAAATATTATTGTCAGATGAAGTCTTTGGTAGCACGCCATATAACGACTTATTAACGTCAAATGGTTATGATACTAGTTACACTACTACTGGAAAGATTGCAAGCCTTACAAGTGCTAAAATCGATGGTAAAAATGCTACTTTTACTACTGAAGCAAATAAAGAGGGTGGCGTAGAAGCAGATATCTATTATAAACCAGGAGAAGTTGGAATAACGACAAACAACCAAATAGGAGCAGGTAAAGTTATAGAAATAACTTATATTCCTCTAGTAGAGGGTCGTGAAATAATAATAAATGATGAAGAAGTAAATAGAATAGGTTCACAATTAAATAGAAATGGTGTTATATCACGTTATGAAAACCGAAATGATACAACATCAAGTGATGAATTAAGACAAATAGGTCAAACTTATATAAAATATAAAGGTAAAGCAGAAGTTACTCTTAAAATAACATCAAGGAAAAATATCTATAATATAGGAGATAAAGTACAATTTGATGCACCATTAGAAGATTTATCTACTGAATATATGGTTAAGAAAAAAACTACTAAATATATCGTAACGGCTAACCAATTATTTTATGATTATGAATTATCTAGTTCATTCAATAGTGAGAGTGAAATAAACTATTTTGATAACCAAAGGTCTAAACATAAAGGAAATTTATCAGAGGGCGACTACATAACAAGAGATATAGATATTACTAATAGTGCTAATATAATATGGCACGATACAAGTATAGATGAGATATCCATAACAGGTAATAATATATTGGATTGTGCTTTAGATAGTCCATTTACTGATTAGGAGGTATAATATGACGCAAGAATATAAAGAAGCATTATTAAAGTATCTAACTGGTACAATTAAAGAAGAAGATGAAAGTGGAAACTTGGGTAAAATAATTGCTTATTATGAAAATATAGATAATGTTGCTAATAATCTAAAAACATATTTAGATACTAATTTAGGTTCTGCTTATACGGTCGTAGATGTATTACAATCTGAAAGTTATGATAAGTATTTACTTTATGGTTCAAGAAGAGTAAGTGGTACAAATTATGGATGGATATTAATAACAGATAGCAAATATAATCCTATTAAATTAATTACTCATTATCAAACGGGCACTACTGACGAATTCTTATTAGGTAGGTTTTTAAGACTTGAATTAGATGAAAAAAATCAGGTATATGGTGTTGATTATTATCCGCAAACACAAAAATATAGATTTATAATGATGAATAATATATTAGCAACCGAGGAATTAGTTTTAAGACAATCTTATAATTTACCTGATGAAATATCAGGAATGACTGGATATCAGGTAACTAAAAACCCAACAAGTGCAGTATATTTAATTGCAGGTATAATATTTCAAGGTAATATTAATCAACCTAAAGTTGCTAAATTAACAGTTAATGTCGGATCTGAAAATGAGTGGGTATATTATGAATACGCTGGTTCATTGTTAGGAGCAGAGGGAAATTTATCAGATATATTCGCTAAATGGGATAATGATAATGTTCAATTTAAAATGAGTGCATTTAGTGAAAGCCAATTATTAATTTATTATAGTTTTTATCAAGACAATCAAAACTTAATTGGTTCTGAATTATATAATATTGGCGAAAATTGGATAACTTCTACAATACATAGTTCATCATCTATAATAGCAGATGAAGATACTTATTATTACGGAGTTCACGCTACTGCTGATGGCGAAGAAGTAATGGCTATCTTTGAAATAAAAAACAATATTCAAAGTTTTGTATGGGCATTCCCACTTACTGGGTCTACAACGAGTGATACTAACTTAAATATTAATTTAAGAATATTAAATGGTACATTATTTTATCTTGCTACACTTCCAGGCAGTGAAACAAATAAATATAGTAAATTGCAAGGCTTATATAGAGAGAATGTAGTAGATACAAATACCTATGTAGCCGAAAATTTAGATTTGACGTCTTATTTATCTTTCTTCACAGTATTAAATGTATATAATTTATACATAGTAAATATTCAACAAGATAATACGTTATATTATGCAAAAGTATTATATAATCCTGCAATTAACTTTAGACCAAATTCAACTGGTTATAATAATCCAAATGACTTAAAACCTTTATCAATGAGTTTATTTCAAGGTAATGATATTCTATTTAATAGAAGCCTTTATAATCTAACTATAAATGGTTCAATTGCCACGGCAACTATTGAAGTACCAAACACTATGTTAAATAATATAAATATAAATAAAGAAAATCTAATAGGTAATCATTACTTACAAATCACTAACAATACAGATAGTATTACAACGAATGAATATGAAACATTACATATAAATTCAATAAATACTTTATCTATGATAAATGAGGATACAGGCGTTACAAATCCACAAGGTGCGTCAAGACTAAATTTATCAGTTAATAATAAGCAAGATTATACTCAAACTATTGCAGATAAATTAAAATTCAATTATAATGATAATAGTAGCAGTATAATAAAAATAGACGTACCTAGTCAAGTTGAAATAATAAACAATATGGCTATATACACAATAGATATATATATTCCAAGTGATAAGACTGTTAGTAACATTCAATTCATAAGTGATGATGAAACAACAGTTTATCAAACAATAGATAATCTTACATTTGAAAGTGGTAAGGCTTATACCTTAACTCAAATGTTAGAAGTAGTTTAGAAAGGAGATAGATAATATGAAACAAAAACTAAGGAGGTATGTACTATGCCTTTAATAACGTATGCTGATAAAGTTCAATTAAATAACAACCCTGATATACCCGATAATCAAAAATGTATGGCAAAAGATATGAATGAAATTAAAAGTGCTATTAATACTGGTTTATTAAATCTAATCTACCCTGTTGGTTGTTATTTTGAAACAAGCGATAATGACTTTAACCCAAATACTTCTTGGGGTGGAACTTGGGTATTAGATAGTGCTGGTAAAGTAACAGTGGCAAAAGATGAAGATGACACTGATTTTGATACATTAGGAAAAACTGGTGGTAGTAAAGAATTGCAACAACATAAGCATAATGGATTAGCTTGGTTAGGCGATTTTAGTGGTCAAGCGATTACATTAAATACTGGTAGTGGTGGAGGATATGCACTATCTTATAGTAGTAATATAAATTCAGCTCAAAAAAATTATATACAAACTGCAAATGCTGGTACAGGCGATAGTGGTAACTTACAGCCATATATAGTAGTTAATAGATGGCATAGGACGGCATGAAACTTTGTAGAAAGGAGAATAAAAATGAACGACACACTAATTGTACTAATATTTGGATTTATAGGAACATTAATAACAGTTATGACACCTATTATTAAATTAAATAGTTCAATAACTAAATTAAATGTAAGCATAGATAATATAAATTCGAGTTTATTAGAAAACAAAAAAATAAACCAAAATCACGAGAAAAAAATTCAAGACCACGAGATAAGATTAACAAAATTAGAAGTGAAAGAGAGGTAATATTATGAAAAAATTCTTAAATTGGCTTAAACCCGCAGGAATTAGAGCAATTAGAACTGTTGCTCAAACAATGATAGCTACAATCGGAACAAGTGCAGTTTTATCTGACGTTGATTGGAAAGTTGTAGCAAGTGCTAGCATTTTAGCAGGACTATTAAGTTTATTAACAAGTATTGTTAATTTACCAGAAGCAAAGGAGGAATAATTATGGAAGAATTAAGAGAAGAAGATATAATCGAATTAACAGAAGAAGAAATAAAAGAAATAGAAAATATTGATACTGATGCTGGGAAAGGAGATGAAGAAGATGGGGAAGAGTAGTTTAGCCACTATCTTCGTTCCTGCTTATTCAGGAAACTATACTCAAGGTAGAAGAGGAAATAAGATAAGTAAAATTACAGTGCATCATATGGCTGGTGTAATGTCAGCAACACAGTGCGGTGCATTATGGCAAAGAAAAGGACGTAGAGGCTCATCTCATTATGGTATAGGTAATGATGGTGCTATTGGTAATTATGTAGATGAAAATAACATTGCTTGGACTGATAGCAACTGGAAATCAAATTGTACATCTGTTACAATTGAAACTTCAAATAATGCTCGTGGTGGAGATTGGACTGTAAGTGATGCAGCTTTAAGTTCATTAATAAAATTATGTGCTGATATTGCTAAAAGAAATGGATTAGGTACTTTAGTGACTGGCAAAAACTTAACTTGGCATAGTATGTATACTAGCACTACTTGTCCTGGAAATTATTTAAGAAGTAAAATGCAATATATTGCTGATGAAGCTAATAAAATAAATAATCGTTCTGTTGTAGTACCTATTCCTGTAAAGAACACATTCTTACCACCAAGAGGTTACTTTAAACGTGGAGATAATGATGTCAACGTAGGTAAAATAGCTTCATTTATGTATAAAACATTTCCTAGATATACCAAAAGAGCAGCCTTAGGAAATTTATATGGTCCAAACCTAATTGCGAGTATAAAAGAATTTCAAAGAAGGACAGGTTTAGTAGATGATGGTTGTACAGGAGAAAAGACTTTAGCTAAATTAGTCAAATATGGTTTTAGATACTAGTTTCACGTGAAACATAAGAGATAGAAATATCTCTTTTTTATTTTGTAAATAAATTGAAAAAGTTTTCAAAAAAGTATTGACATATCCCCCGAAAAGAGTATAATAGTAAGTGTTAGGAGGAAGAAAAAATGAAAAAAATTGTTTTAAAAGGCAACTTAACTGAAATAATTAATCAGTTAAAAGAATTACAAAAAACAAAAAAATATGTAAGGGAGATATAAAACTCCCCTTACATTAATAAAGAAAGGAAGATGAATATGTATATTGAAATGAAAGAACAAACAATAAAAGATATTGAACTTATTACAGGAGAAACATTTAATAGAAAAGATAAGCTAGTAGATATAGAAGAATTAAAAGATGCAATAAAAGATTTATTAGTTGAATATGATAAACTTCAAGAACAACTAGAAGATGAAAAAGAACAAAGAGATAATTATTATAAACCAATAAGTGAATATGAAAATATAGGAATGGATGAAAGGGACTTTTAAAATGGAAGATAAAAAGGTATTAGCATTTATAAATAAAAATTATGAAGAAAAACATAAGGAATTTGTTAAAAATAATAAAAAGAAAAGAAAAAAAGAAATAATATGCACTCTAATATGGTTTTTAGCCTGTATAAGCCTTGTTTATGTGTTAGGTAGTGTAATTAATCACGAAACCTTAAAAAACGTTAATACGTGTCTTAAAAATGGGAATACGAAAGAATATTGTTTAAGGGTAAACCAATGAAATTAGATATATTACTTAAATATGCAATGTTAAATATAAAATATAAAAGACTTAAAAGAGAAAGTAATATTCTTCAAAGGGATTTCGATTATGTTTTTGAAGAGAACAAAATATTAAAACAAATAAATCGAAAAAGATACGTAGAACAAGCTAAAAGAATGCAATTTTTAATTAAACGTGAAAACAAACTTCAAGAAATAGAACAATTGGCAAGTTTACCAAAAAGAGATACAAGAAAAATTCTAAAAATAATTATGGAAATAGAAAATGGGGGTAAATAAAAAATGATAGTTAAAGTTTATAAAATGAATATGTTAATTAAAAACGAAATAAAACCAATTAAGATGGTATTACTAGATGATTATAACGAGTTAAACCAAAGGATAGAAAAAGCTTCAAATAAAATAAATAATATGTTTGATAGAGGCGATGCCAACACAATAGTAGATGATTTATTAGAATTAGATAAGATACTTAAAGGAAGTGATAGTAATGGATAATGATACACTTGGAGATTACTGGAGAGACGTTAGCCCAATATTAAAGCAACAAGCACGAGAAAAAAGAGAAAATTGTTTTAATGATAGATTGGAATATGCTAGAAGCCAATTTGAGGAAAATGATATTCCTTATAAGTTATGTAATGAGAGTATAGGACATTTTAATTTATTAGATAACAAAGGAAAAGTATTAATGAGCTTTTGGAGCTATACGGGTAAACTATATATTCCAAGCACTGGATTTAGTGATAATGTGGGTATTAGAAATTGCATAAGAAAATATAAGAAAATAGTGGGAAGTGAAGTAAATGAAGAAAGATAATTGTAAATTATATAAAGAACAAAAACATACAATATATGAAATTCAAAACGCAATAGGTGTTTCAAAAGATATGTTATATAAATACGCTAGAGGATATAGAAAAGTATCTAAAATGAAATTAAAAACAATATTAGATATAGCAATGTATGAAAATATAGAACCCAATAAATTATTTAGAAAGATGTGTTATTGGGAAAAAACAAGGAGCAAACGAAATGAAAAATAAGATATTAATAAAATTGATTTGTTGTTATTTGCTAACTGTAACATTCGTATTATTCTTATCGTTGATTATATCATCTAATAAGTATGAAGATGATATATCTGATTTAAGAATTGAAAATAAAAAGTTGCAACATCAATTAAAAACATCATATAATACGATTGCTGATTATAAAGAAAAACATCCTGAATGTGAGTATTACATATATCCTAGTGGAGATGACTTTGTAATAGATGGTCAATTATATGAGAAAGTAGAGGGATATGAGGTTTATGAATAAATTAGAAGTTGGAATGTATGTAAGAACTAAGGATGGAATAATTACAAAAGTAGATTACATAGATGATGAAACAATTTATTTTGATAAAGACATTTATAGGTTTTATGGAGATGGCATTGATTTTTTAGAAAAAGATAATTTAGAAAGAATAAAAAAAAAGCAAGCTTTGACATAATCGATTTAATAGAAGAAGGAGATATATTATTGCTATTTGATAAAGAATATGGAAAAGAATATAAAGCTGAAGTGGTGGTAGACAGTGAAAATTTCACAGCAGTTGTTAATTATGAACAAAATAATTTATTAATTTTAGAATATGAATTAATAACTAATGAACACATAGAATTATTGAAAATTTTAACCAAAGAACAATTTGAAAGTATGAGTTATAGAATAGGAGGACTAAACAATGAAAGAAGAATTTATCGAAAATGCAATTAAAGATAGTGTTGGAAAACTAGTAAGTGCTAACGTTGAAAACGCCATCGAAGAGAAAATAAAAGAATTTAGAGAAGAATTAGAATATAACAAAGATAGATATATAGCCGAGGTTATGAAAGGCATCAGAATATATCAAGAACAGGAAATAGGAACTAGAACTATGAATTATAAGATAATATTTGAAAACGTTACAATTTTAAAAAAGGAGGACTAGATTATGAATAAAGATGTATCACTTAAAAGTGATTTAAAAACATTTAATATTGATATTGATGATATTGAATTTAACCCACATTTTTTTGAAACACTACAAGAAGCAATAGATAAAATGAGAGAAGAAACTTTATCAAAAAACTTGGAAGTTGTATTAAATAACAATTTAATAAAAGCAAGATATAAACCTACAAATTATAGAACAATTCTAGATTGTAGAGTTTCTTATGCAGACTTAGAAAAATCAGTATCATTTATTGTAAGACCTGACGAAAAGCCTAGTTATGAATGTTTAGAACAACAATGTAAAAGGCAAAAAGAAGTAATTGATAAAGTATATGAATTAATTAAACAACATATAAGAAAAGATGGTTTTTTAGAATTAAATGAGTGGCAAACTAGAGACTTGCTAGATATATTAAAAGAGGTGCAAGAATGATTAGTGGTGCAAGTGAAGAAGAATTAATAGAAGCAATTGGTAGGGCTGATGTTTTATTAGAATTTATGCCAAAAATAAAACAACTGCAACAAGAAAATAAACAACTAAAAGATAACTGGAATAAGTTAAAAGAATATATATATATAACCAAATACCAACGGATAAAACGGTTCTTACTAAACATATAAAAATATTTGAAGTATTAGATAAAATGCAAGAAATAGGAGGAAGTGATAGTAATGATTAGATTAGTAAAAATAGTTGATAATAAATATGTTCAAATAGAAGAATATAGAAATCCAAACATCTGTTTCGATACAAATAAATATAGTGATTTTGAAAATTATTGTACTTTAAGAGAAACATTTGACCCTTTTAGAATGTTCTATGAAAATCAAGAATTACAAGTGCAACTATTAAGTAATACTTTACAGTTAAAGGAATTAAAGAAACAACTTGAAGAAATAAATAAAATGATAGAGAAATGTGGCTTTGTAAATATAGAACAAGTAATGCTTAATTATTGTGGCTTATTAACTCAACAAAAAGAGTTTATAAAGTATTTAGAAGATGAAATACAAAAACTTAAAGAAAGAGATATTTATCAGCCGTTACAAAGAATGGCTTTAGCAACACTTGAACATAATTTACAAAAATATAAAGAAATAATAGGAGATGATAAATAATGAAAAGTGCTAGAGAGTTATTTGAAGAATTAGGATATGAATATTATGAGGACGATGGATTTAATTGTTATAAAAAAGAAAAAAGAAGATTAATTGAACCGGACTATATATCATTTGACAGACTTGAAAGAGAAGTTTTTATGTCAAACAGCAGTAAAAATAGCAACGGTGCAATATTAGATATGAAGCTATTACAAGCCATAAATAAACAAATAAAAGAGTTAGGATGGAACAAATGATATATTACTTTATAGGTTTAAGCATAATATTAGTTATAAAATTATGTGGTGTAATTAAAAGAAATAACATACTAGAATACAAGTACAAAGTAGCAATGAATAATTTGTTAACTATGGCTAAAGTAATGAGCGACCCTAGATTAATTGAAGAGTTTGAAGAACAAGTTAAAAGGATGTGATACTATGGACTTATTTAATGATATTCAAGATTTGATTTTAAGATTGACAAAAAGCATTAACATATTAGCAAAATACGGAAAAGAATTTTCTGAAGCAGAAAGAGATTATAAAATTACATTAAGACAAGAAGCTTTAAAATTAAGAAATGATGAAAATATGCCAGTTACATTAATTAATCAAATAATATATGGCGTGCCAGAGGTAGCAAGCAAGCGTTTTAAGAGGGATGTAGCACAAGCAATGTATGATACATCTAAAGAGAACGTAAACGTCTTAAAATTGCAATTAAGGGTGTTAGAGGGGCAAATGCAAAGAGAATGGAGCAATAAATATGAATAAAGATGAAAGAGAACGTGAAAAAGAATTAAAATACCTTATACATTTACGTAATGAAATTATAAAGGAAGCCAAAAAAGAAATATTAATATATCGTGATGAATTAAATTCTTTAGGGAACTCAAAAAAGAAAAGAAGAAAATAATCTTCTTTTTTATTTTATTATTGACATTTATTAAATTATGATATATAATCATAATAGATAAGAAAGGTAGGTGGAAAAATGTATTTAATGAAAGAGAACGAAATGATTAAAGTTATTAATCAAAGTGCTATGGCAAGAGTTATAGGACTAACTCCAGCAACAATTAATAGAATATTTAATCGAAAGCAGACTTGCTCTAAATTAGTTGCATATTGCATTACCAAGTTTTTAGATTACAACAAAAGCATTGAAGATTTATTTATAAAAATTAACACGAAAGGAGAATAATATGCAAAGAGATAGTTTTATATTTTATAGAAGTTTTTATGAAGCTATAAATGACTTACCTGAAAAAAGCCAATTAAAAGTTTATAAGGCTATTTGTGAAATGAGTTTAAATTTTGATGAAATAGATTTATCAGGGTTAAGTTTAACAATATTTAAATTGATAAAACCACAACTAGAAGCTAACAACAAAAGGTATACAAATGGGTCAAAAGGCGGGGCACCAAAAGGTAACCAAAATGCAACCAAAAAGCAATCAAAAAACAACCAAAAAACAACCAAAAAACAACCTAATAATAATGTAAATGAAAATGATAATGAAAATGTAAATGATAATATTAATACTAGTAGTAGTAATAATATATATAGTTATTTGGAAGATAATTTAGGTAGAACTTTGAACGGTGCTGAAATAGAATTGGCTACTGCGTGGGCTAATGAATATGACTGGGAAAAAATTGAATACGCTATAAAAGAAACTTTGATAGCAAGAGCTAATAATCTTAAATACACTGATGCAATTTTAAGAAATATAAAAGATAAAAGCAATGATGAATTGTATTCAAAAACAAAGGAGGAAGATGAAGAAGAAATTGAAATGCCAGATTATGATTGGTTAAATGAAAGTGATTAAAATAATTAAACATATTGAAATTTAATATTAAATATGGTATAATTATATTGTGTGATGAGGTAAAAGTAGATTTATTGATGCGAGCTAGCCTTATCACACGTAAGAACTAATTAGCTTGTATCAATAAATCTATTTTTAGTTAGGAGGAAGAAAAATGAAAGGATTTGAAAATTTAAGTTCAGAAGTAGCAAAGGACTTAATAGAATTAGTAAATAATATTAAAGGGCTTGAAAAAAGTTCTAAAGTAGAATATAGTGTTCAAAACAAAAAAGGAGAGTGGTCTAAAAAATCATTTAGTTATGTTCCACTAGACAGCATATTAAATAAAATAAAAGAAAATAATAATTTTGCTTTACTTCAACCAATAGGAATTGATGATAATGGAATAAATGGAGTTAAATGTATTTTAATACATAAAACAGGACATATATTTGAAACTAATACATACCCATTCAGAGATAATGAAAGTACTAAAATTCAAGATGAGGGTGCGGAAATAACTTATCGCAAAAGATATAGTGTAGGTGCTTTTTTGGGAATGGCAACTGAAGAAGATACTAACGGGAATGACCCAGAAGCAAGTAATAGTGAAGAAAGAAAAGCAACACCAAAGCAAATAGAAATATTATTGAGAACTTATAAAGACGATAATTTAACAAAATTATTAGAATTAAATAAATTATCAAAAATAGAAGATATCACAATGCGTAAGGCTAGTGAATTAATTCAAAAAAATATAGAAAAATCAAAACAAAAAAAAGAGGAGAAAAATGAAAATGAAAAACAAAATGACAATGAAAGAATTTAAAGAAAAATATGAAGAGGCAGCTATGAAAGTATTGGAGAACCCTGTTGAGGGACTAAAAGGGGAAGAAAAAGTTAGTGCTAAAACACAAATAACAATAATATTGACAGGAATGCTTTATTCCACCAATTAGAAAAAGAATTATTTGGGGAGGAATAATAGAATGGAAAATGAATTAATGATAATAAATAACAATGAAATAGAATTAACAAAAGAGGGAATTAAATTTATAAAAAAAGTTCAAAAAGCAAAAGTTGAACTTGCCAAAATGGAACAACAATTAAAAGATATGTTTCAAGAAGAAATGGAAAAGAACAACGTAAAAAAATATACAAGTCCAGATGGAACATTTAAAGCAACTTATTATGGAGAAACTACAACAAATAGATTTGATAGTACAAACTTCAAAAAGGAAAATGAAGAACTTTATAATAAATATTTAGTTCCATCTACAAGAAAAGCATATGTCAAATTCAACTAAACTAGAATTTGATAAAGAAACTCATACATACATAAAAGACGGAATAATTCTGACAAGCGTGACTCAATTATTACAAGAGTTATTCCCCTTAAAGTATGAGAATGTTCCAAAGGAAATACTTAATCAAAAAGCAGAATATGGTTCTTCTGTTCATAAGTTAATCGAAATAATTGAAAAGAAAAAGCCAAAAAACCCACTGGGTTATATTAGAAGATATTATAAGCCAAATATCTATCAAGAAGAAAGTTTAAAAGACTATTTGAATATAAAAGAACAATTCAAAATAGAAATAACTGATAGTGAAAAAATGTTATCATATAAAATGCTATATGCAGGTACATTAGATTTAAAAGGCTATGTGAACGGAAAAAAGGCTATTATAGATATTAAAACAACATATAATATTGATGAATTATACGTTAGTTGGCAAAATAGTTTATACGAATTAGCAGATGAACCAGTAGAAGAATTATATTGCTTATGGTTACCAAAAGGACGTTTAGGTAAATTAATAAAATTGGAAAGAATAGAAAAAGAATTATTATATGGCTTAATAGGAGAAGAAAATGAGTAGATATAGTTTTAACCAAGTAGATTTAGTTTTAGACCATTTGAAAAGAAAAGATCACATAACAACGTGGGAAGCATTTGAGTTATATGGAATAACGAGATTAAGTGCTAAAATTCATATATTACGCAAAGAAAATTATAAGATAACAAGCGTAAGTACTACAAGAAAAAATAGATATGGGCATATATGTATATATAGCACTTATACGTTAGAGGCAGATAATGACGAGGCGTAGTAAATTTTGTGAGTTTGACAAAGAAGCTAGAAAATTAATTAAAAAGCGTGATAACAACGAATGTGTAATATGCCATAAAAAGGGTGCTTTACAGATTATGCACATATTTCTATCACGTGCAAAGGGTGGTAAAGGTTGTAAAGAAAACGGATGTCTAGGGTGTATTAAATGCCATAGTATAATGGATAATCCAATTGGAGATAAACAATTAAGACTTTCAAAACAATATCTAGAATATTGTAAAAAATACTTGATTGAAAAAGAAAATATAAAAGACGTAAAAGTACTTATTGAAGATTTAAAATTTAAAAAAGAAAAATATTATGAAGAAAAAATAACGAACGCTTTAAAAGAAATTGACTTACAAAAAAATAAAATTAATAGATGTAAACATTGCAAAATGTTAATCAAAAGTAATTCAAATAATAGTTCTATACCTAACTACTTTTGTAAGTATAGAAAAATAAGATTAAGTAAAAATAATAAAGCGTGCAAATCATTTGCAAAAGAATAAAAAATATGATATGATATTCATAGTAAGATAGGGAGGTTAAGAAATGAGTTTTTTAAGAAAAATCGAACGTAACAAAGAAAAACAAAAACAAAATGATATAAAGAAAACATATGACAAAAAGCCAAAAGGAATATGTCCACGTTGTGGTAAACATAGTTTATTTATGACAAATAAAGATGGCGAAGTATTTTGCATAAGGTGTGACCAAATAGTAAAAACAAATTAAGAAGATATCAAAAAAACTAGAATTCATCTTCCAATTATTGTTAACTTAAATAAATAATTTTTTTTATTAAAAAACTGTAACACCAATCTTTTATATTTTTTATAAATCCTAAACTATTATAATGGTATGAGTTTGTTCTAGTGGGTTTGATACCATTGACTTTTAAAGTAGGAAAGAGTATAATATAATTATGGTGTTAATGACGCACCAAATATAATAAATTTAGTTTTCTTGTACGATTTGCAACCCTAGAGGTTGCTTTTTCTGTATATATATGGTACAATTAATTTGTAGAAAGTAGGCGTGTGGTATGAAAACAATAATTACTATAATATTAGCAATCGTTATAACAATAGGCTTATTATTGTTTAATATCGTTTGCTTTTTTTTACAAGAAGAGGAATATAAACGAAGAAAGGATGGAAAGAGCAAATATGACGTATGAATTTAAAAATATTAGCACAGACAATTACGAATTACATTATAACGCTAAAGATGGAAGCCAAAAAGTAATACCTTTTACAAGGTCAATAAGTATGGCTACTAAATTACAAGGAATAACTGCACAAGCAAGACTTAAAATGTTTAAGGAATTAACTGCACAAGGTATGACTAAAGATGACCTAGTAGTTAAACACGATATGGGTAATGGAAAAGTTACATATGATGAAAGTAATTACCAAGCATTTGAAATGGAATACGTAAGAGAACAAAGTGCAATAGCAATCGATGAAATAATAAAAGAATGTTTCAAGATGGATTTAATGAATTTATTCAGTGATATGGGAGTTGATGTATACGCAACTGACCAAAAGACTGCAAAAGAAGTTGAAATATTTACACAAAAATTCTCAACAATAATAGCAGGCAAAGATAATCAGACACCCAGTGTCGGAGATAAACAACAGTTATCAGAATAAAAATAATTCACATAGAACTATATTTTGTTTTGCATATCAAGACGACCTAGACCAATCTTATGCGTTTTATTGTGCAAGATATGAGAATATAAAATATGATGAATTTTTAAAGTTAGGTTTATTTGAATTTAAGAAGAAGCTAGCAAGCATTCCTAAAAATGAACCACTTTATGATATAATAAAATCAAGAACTATTAATTTAAGTTCTATAAAGAATAAAGACGAACGTAAATATTGGCGTGAATTAAAAAAAGTAAATGAAATACCGCAAATATTTATTAGTACAGATGAGGTTTTTGCTGAATTAAAAACCAAAACAAAAGAAACAAAATACATAGGAGGAAATCAATAATGAAAAAAGATTTAATTGAATTTAATAAAAACATAACTAAAATAAATAAAGAAATTGCAAAATACCAAGATGAAAAAGGAAATGTAGCATTATTTAATATAGGTCAATTAATGTGTGGATGCGAGTATATGGAATTAGATGAGCCAATGTACAAGAAAGCGTTATTTGAAAAGATAATTGATAAAGATCTTGAATGCAACGAAATAGAGATTACAAAAGTAGTAGATAAATCAACAATTACTGGTAATAAAAAAGACCAAGGAATTATAGTTGACAGTAAGGTAAAAGCTAAACAAGTATGGATTGTTAAGAATGGTTTAGGACTAACTAAATCATTTAACAACAAGGAGAAAGCTTTAGAATTAGTTAATGAATTAAATAATAAATATTTAGAAATGGCAGAGGTAAAATAATGAGAGAAGAAGCAAACGAACTAATGAATGCCATTTATAAGGAAGAAACTCAAGAAAAAATTGCTAATACGAGAAACGCTTTTACCGATATTGCAACTTATATACTTGAAAATTTGAAAGATAGCAGAGAAAAAAAGTTAAGCAATGACAAAAATAGAAGAAGCTTGTATGTGGGCAATAAAAGGCATCACTAGAGAAAAATAGATATAATTAAGTTATGAATTTAGATAAAAAAATAAAATTATTAATTATTATTATTAATAGATTAGGAGTAGAAGTTAATTACGAAGTAGTAACTAAATATAGTAAAATATTTGATAGTATTAAAAGTGAATATTTTCTTAAGTTTTGGAAAAAGAAAAAATACAAAGATAAAAAAACTGGAGAGGACAAAGAAAAATATTATTGTGAAACAAAATCTTTCTATAGAATAGACCAAGTGGCTAAATATCTATTAGCAATAAAAGAAAGCAAGGAGGAAGAAATGAATGGAAGAAAAGAAAAAGCAATTAAGTGAAAAAGATATTATATTCTGTGAAGAATATATAAAAACTATGAATGCTAGTAAAAGTTATAGTTTAATTCATCCTACTTGCAAATATAGTACTTCTAGAACAGAGGGAGCGAAGCTACTTGCAAAGCCACACATACAAGAATATCTTCAGGAAAGATTTAGCAATATCAAAAATAAAAAAATAGCAGACGCTAATGAAGTATTAGAATTTTTAACAAATACCTTACGAGGAGAAGTTAAAGACCAATTAGGGTTTGAAACTGCGGTAAAAGATAGAATAAAAGCAGGAGAATTATTAGGGAAAAGATATTCATTATTTGAAGAAGAAAAAAACAAAAATAATTCATCACAAAGTGCTCCTCCAGTAATTAAACTAGAAGTAGTAGATAATAGTAAATTGGAGAGTGTGTTATATGAAGATAAGAAGTAACAAGTATCACAACACCAAAGTTATCTATAATGGAATAAAGTTCGATAGTAAAAAAGAAAGAGATAGATATATTAATTTAAAACAACTTCATAGTTTGGGGCAAATAGAAAGCCTAGAACTACAACCAAAATTCTTATTACTAGATACAATTCATTATAAAGGCAAAACATACCCTAAAACCTATTATAAAGCCGATTTTAAGTACTTTGATAATGAAAAAGGTAAATATATCATAGAAGATGTTAAAAGTCCTATAACGGCAAAAGACAAAGTATATAGGCTTAAAATAAAAATGTTATTAACAAAGTATCCTGATATAGAATTCGTTGAAGTAATATGATATAATTAATGTAGTGGAAAAAAGTAGCTATCTTCATAGGTAGCTTAGAATAGATATAAGAGCGAGCGTTAGGGCGGCTACGAAAACGTAAATCGGAGAGTAATTACCTCCAGAACGGTAGTCTATATCTATTCTATGGTGTCTATAAGGCACGAAGAAATGCCCTAGAAATAGGGGAGTAACTTATACGCTGTATTTGTTATTCGAGATTGTTATATAACATTGCATTACCTTTAACAGGTAGTGTCTAGTGATATAAGACAGGTCTTTTAGTGTTAAACATAATAGTTTATAGGTATATCTATTTGATAGCACTTTAAACATAAAACCTATTTTTACCGTTATATCATTAGACAGTATCTATTAAAGATACAAAGAAAGGAATTAAAATTGTGGCTAGAAAGAAAGAAAAAGAAGAATTAGAAAATAAAAATCAAGAAGAAACAAATGTAGAAATAACAGAAGAACCAACTGAAGAAGTAGAACAAAGTTCAGACAACCCAGTTGAAATTGAAGCAGATAAAAACATAGAAAAAACTGTAGAACCATCTGTATCAGAAGAACCAATAGAGAACACAGTAGAAGATATTGAAACTATGGATGAATTAGAAATTCCTATAAAAAAAGAAAATATAGAATTGATATCAACAGATAATAAGCCTATCAATAACAAGGTAAAAGATGAACCTATGAGTATTCCTGACAAGTTCGTTAAACAACCACCAAAGAAACCTAATGAAGAAACTAAAATAAGAATGTGTAAAGGTAGAGTTTATAAACCATTAGGAAATGGATATGGTATGTTTTCAGATGATGGGTCAGTATTTAAAATATAGGAGGCAATTATGGAATTTATAAAGATAAATAAAGATAGATATTTAATAAAAGATAGTAACAATATCATAGTATCTGCAAAAGAAAAATTAGAATTAGAAAAAAAAGAATTAATCATAAAAGATGTACAGAGTAATGAATGTCAAGCAGAAACTACTCAAAAGATAGTAAAAATAGATAGGAAGTTAAAGAATGGAAACAAATCTAAAACTAACACTATCGAAGAAACAAAACCAGCTACTGAATGATATAATCAGTCCTAACAAGACTGAAATATATGTATTAGGTAGTACACAGAGTGGTAAAACATTTGATATATGTCTAGCCACTTTAATGTATGCACAAGCGTTATATAATTATAACCCTAACGAAACATATTTTGGGTCAATAACAGGATGGAGTCTTGAAACATTAAAAGGTAATATACTAGAGCCTACGAAGAAATTCCTCGAAGATATGGGCTTGAAGAAAGACAAAGATTATATATTAAAATGGCAATCAGATGATAAGTATTTAGAAATATATAATATAAGATTTTATTTCTTTGGTTTTAATAATGCGTTGTCATTCAACAAGATACTAGGTAAACCTTTAATATTTGAATGGATAGATGAAAGTGCAAGAATTTACTCGCAAGATAATTTACGTGAACCATTCAATGAATTTCCAGGTCGTCAAGTAAGTTATGCTAATCATCCATACCGAAAGACAATACATTCATTTAACGTTGAGGGTGGAGATAATCATCCATATAAGCACGATTATATAGATGGCAAACCAAATGCTATACACTACACCTTTTATCCGTATGATAATCCTAAAATCAATACAGAAGAAGCAATGCGTAATGTATTAGAAATGTTTCCACCAGGTAATTTAAGGGAACAAAAGATATTCTGTAAATGGGTACTTGCTAGTGGTAGAGTATTTACTAAAATAAATATAATAAATAATCTTGATGGTTATATGTTCCGTGAAATAGGAGTAGGAATAGACTATGGTTCTGTTCACGCCACTGCATTCGTGCCAATAGCGTTAGTTTATGATAAAATTAATAAGCAATGGAAAATAATACGTTTGGAATGCTATTATCATAATCCTAATGAGGAAAAAGATAATCCAACGACAGAATATTTTAGCAAACAATTAAGATTATTCTTATTGTATTTAAAACAAAGATATCCACACGTTCCAATTACTACAATGGTATTAGATAGTGCAGCTGCTCACTTTCATAATAGATTAGTAGCCGATAATATACAACACGATTTAACAAACAAGAAAAACTTGACAGTTAATGAGGGTGTTCAGTATATGCAATCAATGTTTTATAAAGAATACTTATTAATATATAAAAAACGTTCAATAAAACATTTCAATGATGATGGAACGCCAATATATAGTGGTAAAGATGAGGGAGTTTTGGAGTTAGAAAGTTATAGATATGACACTGTAAAGAGTGCCAAAACAGGGGTAGATTGTTATGTAAAAGAATTTGATGACCATAACGACGCTTTAAGATATATTCTAATAGAGTTTAAAGAGAGTAATAGAGCCCCTACTGTATAGGAGGAGTAATGGAAATTAAATGTAGGTCTAGCAAGACATTTTTATGTGACATAGATATAGAAAGTTACTATGCCAACTTGAAAAAGATGGGAATTGACATAACAACACCTATTAAAATAAAATTCGCTTGTAGAAAGTGCAAAATGGTTGAAGAATATGAGATATATCCCACTCATTACATTCATACCAAAAGTTATAAAAGAAAAAATTGACATTATATTAAATTTATGGTATAATGTTTATGCTAAATAGAAAGTGCAAAAAGTGTGTCAAACATAAGAAGCATAGAGTTAGTGATAACTTTATGCTTTTTATTTTTTATATAGAAAGAGGCTATGATATGAGATTTAAAAAAAACATTATTAAGTTAGTAAATAAAATTAAAGAATTTGTTCAAAAGAAAATACTAAAAAGTGATAAGTGGAAGTTATTCTTATACTTGAATGGTCAATGTGTAAGTAAAAGATACATAAGTGCAGATTTTGCACCTATGAATAAGTTCTATGTAATAAAAGTAAAACACGCTAAACATTTAATAGGAACTAATAGAAGCACTCAATTAGTAGTAAGAAGTTATAAATATAAAATGACGGATGAAGCTAAAAGAGAAGCTCATATAGAAGTAATTATTTATGAGGGGAGTGACATTTAGTGAACAACAAAATACGTTTAAAATCGGCGTATAATGTGTTAGAAGCACCATATATTAGAGTTGAAGCTACAGTTACACAACCAGGTATAACTAATGGTAAACCTAATATAAGGAGAGAAACAAAATATATAATAGCTCCGAGTGGTAAGAAGATAGCTACATACATTGTTAATCAAGTGTTTGGTAGTGATTTAGTTACACAAACCGAGGGGCTTAATATAAACTGGCTTATGCCTACTTTAAAAGAAAGTTTAGAGTTAGCGGTTTATGAACAAGAAAGCTTCATATTAATACATAAATTCGACGATAAGATATATCTTGAATGTATCAAGAAATCAGATATACACGATTTAGTTCAGAAATTCGATAAAGTAATAAGTGGAACGATAATACAACAATATGATGGATTAGAAGAAGAATATGAATTACATCGCAATATAAAAATAGACAATGGCGTTACATATATGACCATGGAAGCCTATAAACTAGATAGCAAAGGTAAATTGATACCTATTGATATAAATGTATTTAATTTAAGGACAGGCAATGAATACTTGTCAAAGTATGTATTACCTTACGAAATATTAATCAATATAGACATAGGTCAAGACTTCTTCAAGGATAGTAAAAAGTTCTTAAATGAAGAAATGCGAATATTCAATGTCTTTGCTGATGAGATAGAAAAAACTAAAACTAGAATAGTAACTACTCAACATTATCAAAGTGGGGACATAGTAACAAACTGGACACCTGCTAATAATCATTACAAAGTAGATACTTTAACAGTTGGAGAGTTACAAGACTATTTCACATTATTACCTGGAGATAAAGAGCATCAAATGTTTGAATTCTTACAAGGTAATATAAGAGTAACTGATTATATGAATTCATTTAAGTTCTGCGATTATCAATGTATACAAATGGCTGGCTTAAGCCCTGCATCATTTGGATATGAAAAAGATACATACCAAAACGTTGATAGTGTAGACTTAAGCAAGAATAATTCAGATATGACTGTAGAAGCAATTAAAACTCAAATAGAACCACAGATAAACAAATTGTTAGAGAATATAGTTAAAGCTCAACAAAGCAATAACATTCAGATTAATTTATTACCTAGTGAACTAAATTGGGACTATGGCTTAAATGAAAAACTAACTGATATGAAGAAACTTCAAGTATTAAACAGAGTGCAATCTGTCGGAAGTATTCCTTATTCAGTTAAAGCAAAAATCATAACACCAATATTAAAAAAATTAATAGATGATGATTATGATAATGAAGATAAATTAAGCGTAGAAAAATTAATTGAAGAAAACAAGAAAGAACAAGACGCTATGAAAATTGATTATGGCGAGGTGTAATGAATGAAAAAAGATGAAATATCAGAGATGATTAATAAAGAGGTACAAGACTATACAAATATATCTTATGCGTATCTAGACGCCGTTAAAGTATTAGTCTTTACCTACTTGTTACAAAAAATAACGTATGAAGTATTCAGAGAAAGCCTAGAAATATTAAATAAACAATATGGAGTAAAGCTTATCAAACGTCAGAATACAGGTTATAAGAATGTCAAAGATAAAGTAATCAAGACTAATAAAAAACCAATAACCAAGAAAAAAATCAGTTTTTCAAAAGAAGTTTTACAAAACATGATTTTTAAACTTGATAAAACAAGCCAAACAAAGGCAAAAGACAAGTATGTAAGGGTAATTAAAGACTTCTATAAAACAACGCTTAAAACGGCTAAAAAAGAGTATATAAACATAAATGACTATTTAAGTGATAAAGTAAGCAATTTTAATAAAGTAGAAAAAGTAATTCCTTACTTTAATAAAGATGGAACAATAAGAGCATATCACGATATATCAAGCTATAACTCAATGGTATATAACACTAATCTAACAAGTGAAGCTTGGAATTCTACTATGAAATATTGTCAAGATGTAGGAACTGATATAGTTTATGTTGAACCTCATCCGTTTAGTTGTCCTTTATGCCAAGAATGGCAAGGAAAGTTTTATAGTTTAACTGGAAAAACTCCAGGATATAGAAATATTGAAGTAGCATATGCTGGAGGACTTAAACATCCTAATTGTAAGCATAACATAACAACTAATGTGGGGCAAAAGGAAACTGATGATTATAGTTCTGATGAATGGAAAGCAAGATATGAAGCAAGGCAAAAAAAACAAGCGTTAGAACTAAAAAGAAGAAGATTAAAGACCGACCGAGATATTTATAAAAAATTAAATAACTATGAGGAGGTTGATAAAATAAACTCTAAAATTAGAACTTTAAATAGTGCTATAAAAGAGCAAAAAGAATTAATGAAGTAATTATAGACCAATGGCGTTGCAAGTCTTAAAACTACTAAATGCCGTGTCGACACACTAGCACTTTACTTTTGATGATAAGGTAAAGGAGAAAAAAACTATGAAAATTGATTTAAGTAAATACTTAAAAAACAAAGACGTTCAAATCACTAATGAAGATTTTGACTTGGACGCAATGGAAAAAGAAATCTACAAAGGATACACTAAAAATAGTGATATCAAAGCACCTGATTATTCAGGATACGTAAAGAAAGAAGATTTTGACAAATTGCAAACTGATTATAATACTATGGAAAATAATTATAATACAACAGTCAAAACATTAAGTGATACTAATGACAAAATGGCGAGAGTATCTTTAGAAAGTAAGCTTGTTAGAAAAGGCTTTAAGGAAGAAAACTTTGATGAGGTTGTTAAATTAAGAAATAGTTTATATGCTGATGAAAAAGATGACCAAAAAGCAGTTGATAGCATAGCAGAAAGATTTAAGAATACGTATTTCGCTCAAGAAAAATCTAGCACACCATTTACACCTGCACCAAATGAAAATGGAGGAGTAAACGGCGGAAATAATGGAAGTCAAGGTAAAGACATAAAGATTAGTCGTAGTACTTCTATTAAGGATTTAATGGTACCTGTAACTAAATAATTTTAGTTAAATATAGAGAAAGAAAAGGAGGAATAAGATTATGAATTTTACAGGAGTAAATCTAGACTTACAAGGTCTAATGAAGAGAACTTATGCTAATTTACTTTATAATTCACAATTTTATAAGATGTTAAACAGACGTTTCTTTGAAGTAGGACGTACTGGTACACCAATAATTGAAGTTATAAAACAATTAGACACAAAGTTAAACGTTAGAAATAACGTAGAAATCGCACAAGGTGGTTTAACAAATGAATTAGCCACTTACAACTCAATAAAAGTTGATTTAACTGAATTACCTATGGATTATTCATTCAGAATTAGTCCAATAGTAATGGGTTCAGGAATTGAAAGAGCAATCGAGGGACAAATCGAATTAAAAGAAAGCCAAATTTCTAAACAAATCGATGTATATGGTTTTGGTAAATTAAATACTAAAATTACTGGTCCTGCTGATGGTTCAATGGCTTATACTGATGGACAAATCACTAAATGGGCTCCATCAAATGGAACTGAAACAATCGAATTAGTTAATGATTTAAAAGCTAAATTATTCGATAGAGATATCTATGATGGATACCTATTAGGTTTACGTTCAGACGCTTATGCTTATTTCATTTCAAGTTTGACTTCAATCTTAAAATATGAAACAAGAGCAGGTGTTGAGGGTGTAGACATGGGACAAGTAGCAGAAGCATACGGAGTATCAGTATTCCAAATCAATGCTAATGTTCTAAAAGACAAAAATAAAGAAGACACTGGTGTAGTTGGTTACTTTGCTAACGAAGTTGGTACAGTTGGAGATACTTTCTGGTCATCATTCGCACAATATAATGGTAACTTCCCAGGATACCCAGGATACTTTGTAGTTGAGGGAAACGTAATGTTTGGTGCTGAAGTTGTAAGACCTGAAGCAGTAATTAAATTAGTTGAAAGTGTTCCAACAGTTAGTGCTGGTTCATTTGATGCTGGTAAGGTTGGAACAGAATATAATCAAACAACACCATTCGCTGGTACAGAAGTTGTTAAATATGAAGCTGGTGGACTTCCTGCTGGATTATCATTAAATGCAACATCTGGAGCAGTTACTGGAACACCAACAGAAGCAGGTTCATTCAATGTATCAATCTATGGTGTAGATAAATATGGTAATTATTCTAATGCATTCAGTGGAACTATTGTAATTGCTGAATAGTTAGAAAGGAAGTGAGAAAATGCAATTTTTCACAAAAGACGAGTTTTTAAGTAAATATACTGAATACTCGAGTGCTGATATACCAACTTGGCAAATAGAAGCAGTATGTGAGATGATTTTCTCACAAGTAGGCTTAAGATACAGGGACGCAAGTTGGAATGAAACAAGCGTCCCTTTGCCTATTAAAAATGCTTCTATGGAGCAAATGAGATTTATGTTAACCCACGATATACCTTTTATTGATTATGATAAAACTATAAATGCAGGTAATATGAGTGCTGATTTAAAGACTGATTATTCTACTTTATCATTGCGAATACTTGCTAATAATGGTTATCTATATAGAGGAAGTAGAATGTCTGACAATATGGGATTAAATATACCTTTTGGAGAATGTTAATATGTTTTTAGTAAATGGTATGCGTGCTACATTAAGACAATTCAATAGAACTAATGATGATAGTGTCTTTGATGACCAAAATTATAAAGATGTTCCTATTATGTGTTGCCCTTATGATGTAGAACAAGCAATTAGATACGGAATATATACAGTTCCAGAAGCAAAAGGCTATTATCAAGTTCCACGTTGGGTAGATGTTAAGCAAGGCGACCAAATAATATTTCACGGTAGAAGAATTAAAGATAAGAATTTCCAAGAACAAACTCATACGGTACTAGAAGTACAAGAGGGTTGGTTATTCAATTCTGTTGAAAATAAAATAGCAGTGGTAAAATAATGAGTAATACATATCAGTTCAAATGGACACCAGGAGCACAACAAAAGCTCTTGAGTACTCCTGATAAGATAATGTACGCATTTGCAAGACTCACACTTGATAGAACATATCAACATATACCATTATCTAATAAAGTTAATAGTGGAAGATTAAGAACATCTTCTATGGCTTATGGTGTAAAAGGTTCTAATGGCGAATATTCAATAGGCTCTAGAACATCTTATGCTAAATATGTATGGAATATGGGAAGTGGCACTAATTGGTCTACTCCTGGTACATATGGTAAATGGTATGAAAAGACTTGCAAAGAATTAAAGAAGAACTTGTTATCTGTTGCAGTTAAACAAAATGAATTGAAATAGGAGATATTATGACACAAAAAGATGTTGAAAGAAAACAATTAATTCTAATTGATTATTTACAAGAATTGGTAAATAATTATGCTACTGAAAATTGGAAAGTAAAAGCCGAATACTCCACGAATGATAATGATAAAAGAGTAATCACAGTGCAAGAACAAGATGGTAATAAAGCCGTATTTTACGGCGATTGCACGCCATTGTTCAATTACTATATGATTGATATATATGGGTTATCAATACAAGAAAATAAAAACTTATCACTTATGATAGGAAGCCTTATAGGTAAGAATATAATAAGAGATGTAAAAAATAAAGATGATGATGGAAACATCGTTAATGAAAAATGGCAATTAATGTTTATGCAATGGGTTAACCCTCAAGCGATAGAGTATTTAGATATCAAAAGAGTAGGTTATAACTCAACGCTAAAATGTGTTGTTAATAAAGTTTATGAAAATAAGGAGGGATAATATGAACTTTTTCACAAATAACAGACAAGTAATTAAAGGCTTATCTTTAAATACTGGAACTAGTGCAGTACCTGAGTATACAGAAGTTTGTACTACTACTGAAGTAACTCTAGGAACCGACCTTGAGCAACAAGACTTCTATACTTTCTGCGATGCAATTCAAAGAAGTTTAATAACTGGTGTTGCAATGAGTATTGAAACAACTGTTAAATTAGACATCAATAACAAAGGTATCCAACAATTAATAGGTATGATACATACTTTATTAAAGGATGGAGATATTGCTCAATTCAATAATCAGACAGTTCAATTTGAATTATTAACTGGTGTAGAAGAGGGAGCATTAACTTATACTAAATATACAGTTCCTTGTGTTCTTAACTTTAGTGAACTAGGTGGAGCAAGCGAAGACGCTTCAGAATTTGGTTTAACTATTGTTATAAATGGTAAAGGTACAGTTGTAGCAGGATAACCTTTAAAGGGTAAGGGTATAAAGCCCTTACTCTTATTTTTTTAGAAAAATAAAGAAAGGAGATGAGTTTATGAATGGTGGAGAAGTAATATTTACTTTTAAAGGTAATACTGATGATGTTGAAAAGAAAACAAAAAGCCTAGGAACATCTTTAGGCACTTTATTAAAAGGCAGTGTAGTTTTTAGTGCAGTTCAAAAAGGTATCAATACAGTAAGCCAAAGTTTGGATGGCGCTATATCACGTGTTGATACGTTAAATAACTTTCCAAGAGTAATGTCAAACTTAGGAATAGATGCTAAAGCAAGTGAAAAATCTATAAGAAAATTAAGTGATGGCATTACAGGTTTACCAACTACTCTAGATAGTGCAGTATCAGCAGTGCAAAGATTTACGACTGCTAATAATGATGTTGAAAAATCTACAGATTATTTCCTTGCATTTAATAATGCCGTGCTTGCTGGTGGTGCAAGTGCAGAAATACAAGCCTCAGCATTAGAACAATTATCTCAGATGTATGCTACTGGTACAATAGACGCTCAAGGCTGGAGGTCTGTTATGACTGCTATGCCTGCTCAACTTCAACAAGTAGCAAGTTCAATGGGATATACATCAATGGCAGTAGGTGGAGATTTCTATGAAGCTTTACAAAAAGGTAAAATTTCTATGGATGATATGATGCAAGCTATGGTTAAATTAAACACCGAGGGTGTTGGAAATTATGCAAGTTTTGCTGAACAAGCCAAAGGGGCAACTAATGGTATTGAAACCTCTCTTACTAACTTAAAGACTGCGGTAACAAGAGGTGTAGCAAATGCCATTGATACTCTTAATAAATCTTTAGAAGAAAATAATTTACCTAATATAAGTGAAATAATACAGATGTCTGCGGAAAAAGCTGGTAAAGCATTGGCAAAAATAACTGATATTATAAAACAAATAATGCCTTATGTTGCTCAAGCATATCAATGGGGTCAAAAACATCAAGGCTTATTAAAAACTCTTACTGGTGTGGTATTAGGGTTTGTAGGTGCTTTTAAAGTAGCAAAATTGGCTAGTTTTATTAGTAAATCAAAAGAAATGGCAACTATTATTAAAGTAGTAGGTGGAAGCTTCAAAGTTTTAAAATCAGTAATTACAGGAGTAACAACAGTAGTAAAACTATTAGGCATGGCAATAACTGCAAATCCGATAGGAATAATAATCGCCGTTATAGTTGCCGTTGTAGCTGCTTTTGTATTGCTATGGAACAAATGTGAGGGCTTTAGAAATTTCTTCATAGGAATGTGGGAAGGTATAAAATCTGCATTCGGTACAGTTGTAGATTGGATTAAACAAAGAGTAGAAGACATAAAGAGTTTCTTCACTGAAACAATACCAAACGCATTTAATAACTTTGTATCATTTTTAGCAAGTATACCTGAAAAAATCAAAGCATTTATTGATAAGATACCTTATTACATAGGTTATGCAATAGGTTGGGTTATTGGTAAAGGAATTCTACTCGCTGAAAAAATAAAAAATTTCTTTACTGTTACGATACCAAACGCAATAAATACATTCTTAACTAATATTACAAATTTCTTTACGGTTACAATACCAAATTTAATAAATAATTTCATAGAATTTGTAAAAACATTGCCCGAAAGAATAGCAAATTTCTTTACAAACATTTGGAATAAGATAGTTGAATTTGGACAAAATGTATGGACTTGGGTTACTACTAAAGTACCTGAAATAATAAATAATATAGTTACTTTCTTTAAAGAATTGCCAGGTAAAATATGGACTTGGTTACAAAATACAATAACTAAATTTGGAACATTCATATCAAACTTAAAAACGAAAGCAGTTAATGGGATTAAAAAAGTTGCAAATAATATAGTTAATGGATTTAAAGAATTACCTGAGAAAATAAAAAATGTTGGTAAAAACATAGTAGAGGGCTTATGGAATGGTATCAAAAACGCAAAAGACTGGGTACTTAAAAAAGTTAAAGGTTTTGCAAAAGGTATCAGTGATGGTTTAAAAGACGCATTAGGAATACATTCGCCATCAAAAGTAACCTTTGAAATGGGTGTATTTATGGACAAAGGTTTCATAAATGGTATGGAAGATATGCAACCTGAAATTCAAAAAACAATTGATGGTATGTTTGACTTATCGCCAAGTTTATATGGTAATACAAGTGCTAACTTAAGCCCTAACGTTAGTTTAGTGGTTAATAACAACATAGAACAAGACCCACTAGGACAAATGGTTTCTAAAGTGAAAACATTCAGTGGTGGGGCTAAAAATGATTATAATTGGGGAAGTGGTTTATCATGATAAAAATGTATATAAATAATGAAGAAGTAGTCAGCAATAAAGAGTTTACAATAAGTGAGGAAATGTTGGCTACTCCCTCTACTGTTTTAAATAATTGTTATCCTGCTTTGTGGGAAAACACAAAAGATTATGTAAGTAAATTTTATTTTCCTAAAGATTATTCTAAATGTATAATAGGAGATGGAGAATTTGAAAAAGGAAGTCAAAGAAACATTATAAAAAAAGTAAATGGTATAAGTCCAAGTTTTGAAACAAATATAACAAAACCGTGGGAAAGTTTAACAATAGATGGTAATAGTTATCAAGCTACAAGTACAGATCCAGTAAGCCCTAGTCCAGACTACCCTAGTGAAATAGAAAATGTAAAAGGTAAGAATTTGTTAGATAATAAAAATCCTAATTATATAGTTGGTGCAACTTGGAAACCTACAGAAACTGGCGGAAAAATTTCTGCTTCTACTACGTGGAACTGGGTAGGCTGGAACCTTAAATTAAATATGGATAAACAATATACATTTAGTTATGGAGCACGTAATAGTAAGAATATTTATTTATATATACGTACTTATACGGATGCTACTTATTCTACTATAAAAACAAAAATAGTAACTGATGGGATAAACCTACAAAATACATTTAAGCCTGATAGTGAATATGTTAGAATAGCTTTTACAAATAATGCAGTTATAGAAGATATAGAAATCCCAAATATAC